GGTCAAAACATGTGTGTCAAAAAGTAGATATATATATATCTACTTTTTGACCCCTGTTTTTGACCCCTCCACTGGTCAATTTTTCAGGGGTCAATTACGGTGTTTTGAGTTTTTGACCCCAACTTTTGACCCCTAGGGTCAGGGGTCAAATTTGCGTTTTTGACTTTTTGACCCCTAGAACTTCGGCTTGATTACTCCGTTATCTCGCGTGTATTTTCCGCTCTGATCGATGCGATCACGCACGGTATTCTTTGTCAAACCAGTGTAGGTGACGATATCCGTTATAGTAACTTCACCGTTCATTGATAGTGCTTGATAAGCGGTATCGAGCTGTTTTGCCTTTTCGAGAGCTCTATCGGCAGGTGTCTTTTTTGACTTTTTAAAGGCATATCCAACAGTCATCCCGTCCGCCTGAACGTCCTTTAAGCTACCAACCGAGTCTGCATAATGTATCGGGTAAGAGAACCAAATATTCACTGGTGCGAATTTCGGGAACTCGCGCAGAGTGCCTTCGATACGCCATGCGCTCCGCTGTTGAACAGCTGCTCTCGCTGAAATTACCTTCTCGCGCAGGACACTGAACGATGCTGATGAGAGTAGTTTTTCAGATATCTTGAGCATTGAAACGGCGCTGCACATATCGTCCTGCGATGCGTGATCGTCCCAATCCTCAACAGCAGCACTGAGGAACTCGCAACACACCGCGGCAACTGCTTTGTTTTCCTCTTGCGCCATCAGTGCTTCAGTCGTTTCCAGCTCGATGTAGTCAAGGAGCGCGTCGGGATCTCGAGCGAACACGCCACTACCGGCGGCACGATCCATTGACCGTTTCTGACCCTGACCGCCTTTACTGTGATGATGACAATAGATAACCGCGGAGCCGAGGTCGGTGCACACGCGGTCGAATTGGTTGCAAAAATGCGCCATTTGATCCGCACTATTCTCGTCGCCGGTGATAACCTTGTAGATAGGGTCAATGATGATTGCGGTATAATTTTTCTTGGCTGCCCGGCGGATCAGCTTCGGTGCGAGCTTGTCCATCGGAACTGACTTGCCGCGCAGATTCCAAACGTCAATGCTGCTGATATTGTCCGGCGCCCATCCGAGGGCGGTATATACGTCTTTAAATCGGTGCAGGCAGCTCGCACGATCAAGTTCAAGGTTGACATACATTACACGCCCTTTTGCGCACTGCCATGCCATCCAGCGCCGTCCCTCGGCGATTGCACAGCAGAGTTCTATCAGTGCAAAACTCTTTCCGGCTTTACTAGGGCCCGCTAGAAGCATCTTGTGCCCCTGCCGTAAAACTCCATCAATGAGCGGCGGCGCGAGGTCAGGGAGTGCGTCCCATACCGAGGCGATGCTTTCCGGCTCCGGCAGATCGTCGTTGACACTCTCGATCCATTCGAACCACTCTGCCCAGGTGCGCTTGCCGATATTCGTGTCAACAAGAAATTGCTTTTTACCAGCGCGCATAACGCCGGGCATGCGGGACAGACGGGAAGGGTTACGATTCTGCCGATCAACGCTTAACCCATTTTTCTGGCAAACGTCATAAAGATAATCAACGCGTTTGCGGTATTCTTCAAAAGACGCTGCCTCAATGCGTACGATAGCGTGCAAGCTCTTCTTTCCGCTGTGAACCAAACATGCCACAGGAAGCTCTAATTCGCGGATAATGGCGTTCTGGCGGTCAATATCCGTTTCATCGGATTCAACCAGCGCAAAACGAAAATCAGTGATGTTCTCGTTTTTAACGCCTTTTCCATCTACGGGATTGAATCGAATCCATGCACCAACATCAGGGTTGTAGTCGCCGAGGACACTGCCGATATCTCCCTTGCATTTTCGTAGTAACTCAATAAGCTGTCCAGCGGTGCGGTCGTAGCAGCCCCTGTCTGGAGAATATCTACCGTCAATTTCGAATGACCGTGTAGTATATCCGATCTTATCCGAAGCTTCGAATATGATTTCAAGATAGGAGATCAGGTCTTTGACCGGGTCCCATTTGTCAGGCTCATGGACTTCGCGGTTTTCAATCCAGTTCGTATTCACAACAACGTGGTCATCCTTCGCGCCGATCGCATCGCCCCAGTCAAGTTCATGACCGCATTGCGCGTCCGGCTGCCAGCCCTGGTTGCGTGCCATCTGGACAATCGTTCCGCCGGTGACAGGCTGTGCCGCGCCATTGAAGCTGTTCCACTTTTTCTGGCACTCACCGTTCTTAAAACGTCTCGCATCGCGTGCGCTCCAGTTCTCGAAATCGCGAACGGAGTAGCCGCTTTCTTTGAGTGCCATACCGACCGCGACCCACTCGGTATAGTCGAGACGCGAAGGATCGATATGTGGCAAGATCTCTTTCAAGTCATATTGCTCAGCCATCAGAACAAGTCTCCATTCCCAGCATTCGGGGTAAATGTATGCGGATCAATTTCATGAGGAACGCGCCAGCCATTACCAGCGATTCTGTCAATCAGCTTCTTTGTCGGCTCAAAGTCCCACGTGCCGACGTGCTGGAATCCCTTACCCTCGAGGAAGCGGATCTGTTTAGGAGTGGTGAGCCCTTCCGCGCGGCGTTTATCCAATCGATCAAGCAACTTAGCGGCTTTGCCGGCCGAACTGATTTCATCGGGGAAGATGCCGAGTTTTTCTAGGGTTTGAATCTGTTTATCAGACGGCGGCGCAGCTTCCCAACCGAAGGCCGGTATATACCCAGATAGGTCTTCCGCTTGAATCGACATTTCGAATTGCAGCGGGTCGACGAGCTTTCGTTTGCGGCTCTTCATCTCAAACAACTGCTTCGCCAATGCTTCTTCACGCTGGGCAACAACATCATCGCAGGCGGTTCGCTGTGCTTCTTCGATATCGACAGCCATCCCAGCTGCACTGGATTCTTCAAGATTTTCCGTCATCTTCTGGGCAACTTCTTCGTTTTCGCAAATCAGGTGTGCCGGACGGCATAGCTCATGTCGTTCCGTGTGCCATAAAAAATCGAGCAGCAGTAAGTCAGCCTTACCGGCCGCGAGGCGCGTGCCCCGACCCACCATCTGACAGTACAAGCTTCGGATTTTTGTTGGACGCAGAACGACGATGCAATCCACCGTCGGGCAATCCCACCCCTCGGTTAGTAACATGGAATTGCAGAGAACGTTGTAATCGCCGCGGTCAAATGCCGCAAGGATATCTGCGCGGTCTTGGCTTTCACCGTTGACTTCTGCTGCGCGGAATCCTTTTTCCTTAAGAATTTCGCAGAATTTTTGACTTGTCTTTATTAAAGGAAGAAACACCACCGATTTTCGATTGGAACAGTTCTTGGCCATCTCATCAGCGATCTGATAAAGATAAGGATCGAGGGCAGTTCCAAGGTCGGCAGCCTTAAAATCGCCGGACTGCATAGCGACGCCGGACAAGTCAAGCTTGAGTGGAATCGTCAATGCTTTGATAGGGCAAAGATATCCTTCACGGATCGCGCGCGGGAGCGTGTATTCGTAGGCGAGTGACTCAAAGTATTCGCCGAGGTTGCGCATGTCTCCGCGGTCGGGCGTCGCAGTGACGCCGAGCACATCGGCGTCGGAGAAATACTGCAGCACACGCTGATAGCTGTCAGTCAGACAGTGATGCGCCTCGTCGACAATAATTGCGTTAAAGTAGTCGGGGGGGAACTGGTTCAGGCGTGATTCACGGGTCAATGATTGGATCGACCCAACCACAACCCTAAACCAGCTCCCCTGGCACGATGATTCCGCTTTTTCAAGCGCGCATCCAAGGCCGGTAGTCTTATGCAGTTTGTCCGCTGCCTGATCGAGCAACTCACCACGATGCGCGAGGATAAGAACGCGATCGCCACGCCGCACGCGGTTCTCAATCACCTTGGAAAAGATGATCGTCTTGCCGCCGCCGGTGACCATCACAAGCAAAGTGCGCTTGCGACCTTTTTCCCATTCGGCTTCGATGGCTTCCTGTGCTTCAACCTGGTATTGACGAACCTGCATCATAGTTTTTAGAACCTGCCTTGCTGATAATTTGACGGTTGCGTGGTGCCGGTGACACTTTCGTCCGGCTCAAGGAACTTTGTGATTTCGTTTGCCTGACCGTCGCTGCCGTCGTCTTTCTTATAGTTGCGAACCTTGACATGGCAACGTCCGAAACTGCCGACGACGGTTGCCCAGTTCATGGCGAGCTTCTCGCCGTGCTTGCGCTGTCCGATCGATGTGAAGAATGAGCACAGAAGCCCCTCGACAGATGAATGCAGGAACAGGCTCTTCGTAATGATGGTCTGGGTGCCGCTATCGTCCCAGACGTTGAGCTTCAAAGTCGCCTTGTTGCACGGCGGCAATTTGTCGCTACCGTTGTGGCGCCCGCGCTCAAAACTCATCACGCCAAAGTTATAGTCGCCTTCGGGCAGGAGTACATACTCGCTGTCCTTCTCGATGGTCTCATCCCAACCGAGTTCGCGGGGGATATTGTTCTGGTCTGCCATTGATAGATCCTCCTGTTATGATTTTTCGTAAAATGGATTGTCTTTGCGGTTTTGCTGAACCATGCCATATACCTGCGGCCATGCGGCGATCAGAACGCCGTTCACGAAATCAAGTGGATAGTTCCTGATCGGGGTATCGTTGGGGAAATAGCCTTTGAGATGTACAGCAAATTGGATTTCTCCGGCTTTTACACCGTTTGCATGCATCAGATCCAACAGCGCCTGCGGGATGCCGTCTTCGTCGGTTTCTTCGCGCGCCATGATTGTTGCCGCAGGATGATTTTCGGTATCACTCGGCAGAATTGGCGTATCGTCAACGGCCTGCGGCGCAGGAGCTGCCGACTGCGGAACCGCGGGCGGATCTGCGGGATTTTGCACAGGAGCGGGTCTCTGGCTCTGCGGCGTAACGGGAGCGGACTGCAGCGGCTTCGTCGGAGCCGGAATGCTGTCGAACAAGTGCGCAATCTGCGCATAGTCAAACGGCAGTTCTTCCGCGAGCCCGAAACGGTTCTTTGCGTCCCAGCACACATGATGAGCGGTGAACATCACGCGCTTACCGCCTTGCACCTTGTTTTTGCCCTTCGCCGCACCCTGATCATCGACGTTGACGACATAAGTCTTGTAGTTCGCAAAGAGCAAGATGTCAGCCCATTCTTTGATGACGGGAGCGGTACGGGAGCCTGTTTTCTGCCCGAGCTTCAGCTCCCAACGGTCATAAGAACCGAGTTCGTCGGGCTGCTCGAATTTCCGCATCCAAGCATGTGCTGTGATTACGACATTGACACCGCGATCAACGAGCGTCGTGCATAGGTTGAGCATTGAACCGAACTGCTCATAGGCCATCGTATAGCCCTTACCATAGCCAAAGTCCTCAATGCTGCGCTTTCCGGCGCCGAGGAGGATATCTTCGATGCACATCTTTTCCGCCCAATCCGCGGTATCGATAACCAGGGTGCGCAGCAGATGCGGATTTGCGACGAAATACCTGATCTGCTCGAGGAGCATGGCAAAACTGGAGGGTTTAGGCGTGCGGTCAACGTCCATGAACGTCGTACTGCCTTCAACATCAATAAAAACGGGGGATGGGAAGTGTGATGCGAAAGTGGATTTACCGATGCCCTCAGGACCGTAGATGACCACCTTCTTTGCGGATTGCTGTTGTCCGCGAATGATTTGCATCTGCATCATTAAAACGTTCCCTCCTTCCAACCATTCGCCTGCGGGGCGGTGTTGTCGGCTTCAGTGACTTCATCGCCCACAACATACCCGTCTTCGATAATAATTGAGCACTCACCGCCGGTGGACACACGAGTAGCGATTGCCTGCAATCCTTCCTGCTCAAGCCATGCGCCAAACTCATTCAGAGTCTGAATGTCCATCTGCTCAAGCTGGTCGAGCAGCACGAAACCGCATTGCGGGTTGAGTTTGCGAACAATGGCGGTGGCGACCTTGAGCCGATCGGAGCCAGACATGCTGTCCCAGGGGAACCCGTTGAACTTCAACACGCCCTCATCGACAGTCAGGCCGGGCAAAGGTAGATGGGCAGACTGGAGCAAATCGGTTTTTTTATGCCGGACGGCATCGAGATCAATGGTAAGCTCCGCATATTTATCGGTGTAATACCTCGCATCCTCTTCGGCTTTGTCTTTGTCGAGATTGGTGCGCACCTTGCGGTTGATATCTTCGATGTCGCGGATGCTCTGCTCGAGCGCTTCCGTGCTCTCGTCAACGAGGTCGAGTGCAGACTTACGCGCCGTCTCGAGATCAACAGCATTGCGGGCAATCTTATCCTGCAACTCGGTCAACTGCTGCTGTAGCTTCGTCGCTTCGCTTTCGATAAGAGCGAGGTTCTGCCGCTTGCGCTGGTTCTCGCCGTTCTGCGCGAGGATGTCTTGCTGCTTCATGATCAGGTCGGATGCACTGACCGGCTCTTTCGGCGCGTCGGGGTAATACACCTGCTCCTTGGCGAACTTCTCCTTTTGGTCAGCAATCTGACCAATTGCACGCCGGTTGTTATAGATTTCGGTTTCCTGCTGCTCGAGCGCGGCCAGCTGATCGCCAACGCCGATGATCTTGAGCAGTGTTTCGGCCTTTTCCTTGTCGGTTGAATGCAGGAACCGCGGGAGATCGATGGCGAGCTCCTCAACGAATCCATTGAGCAGCTGCTGGCCGGATTTCTGCCCGGTCGGATCGATGACCTTGAGGTCACTGTTCTTGCCTTTACGCTCAACAACGAGCCCGTTATTGAGGATGACGCGGATGCTGGGCGGAATGACGGAACTGTCATTCTGCGGGTTACTTGGACGATACCGCTCTCCGCCGAGCGCCCATGCAAGCGCGTCCAGAACAGAGGTTTTGCCTTGCCCGTTCCGACCGCCGATGACTGTCAAGCCGTTCGCGGACGGCTCGATCTTCACGGCTTTCACGCGCTTGACGTTTTCGATCTCAAGCTTGTTGATTTTCATTGACATGGTGATTCTCCTTTTCACACCAACTTGTGTATTGCAGATCGCGCAGATCAACGTTTCCCGAAACAGGAAATTGCTTGTAACAGCATGGATAATTGCACTCTGCGATGCAGACGAGCTTTGGTGGATCTACTACTTTAGGGTTGTTTTTCTTCATGGCAGTCCTCAGCAGGCGTGCACTCGCATGTTTCGCCCGCGTCAAGATGAGCCCCGCAGTGCGGGCAGATATTCGGGCAAGTATTCATGCTCACGATTATTCAGCCTCCACTTCGACAAACTGACCGTCAACGAGCTTATAGTTCGTGTCTGCCTTGAGGGTCTCACCATCAACCTGAACAGCTTTGACGTCAGCAGGATAGTAGTTGTAATCCTTGTCTTGCTTCCATTCCGCGAGGACGAGCCAGTTGCCGACAGCAC